GAACGCTCAGACTTACGGTCACTGTCAGCAGGATCCCATATGCCACGCCAGAGTCTATAATACTCTTCAAACCTTGCTTCATAATTTGACTCGTAATAGTCACGCCAGTCCTCACATTTGGTTATAACCCAATCTTCAATCGTTTCTTCAACTAAAAGTGGATCTTGTTCGTAAAATTCTGCCATATTAGTATCCTGCTACCACGTCTAAAATATCATGGTCTTCTATTTCGTAGTCATAATCATATGCTACGTTAGCCAATTGGTCAATGTACGCTAGTGCGTCCACCAAGTCATCATGGGTCAAAGGGTCAGGAAACTGAAAGAGCTGGTCTAGAAAACGACTATTCCACTCTCCCTTGTTCAGAGTAATGTACCCATTTTCAAAGCGTCCCTGCAACGCCCACATTACCCTGTCGGTCTTCTTCTTGTTACCGTGTGTTAACTCTTCAACTCTAAAGAAGTTCCCGTAACGCTTCTGTAGGTCCATCAGAGGCGACATAACGGCTTGCTTTGCAATACCTCTTTCGATTCCCACCGACACGGGACGATAATCTCTAACGGCCTGAAATATCTTAGCTGCTGTTTCGTCAAGTGACCATCTGCCATGTATGATATTGTCAACAAACCAACCATGCTCATTGACCTTAACCACGGCAATCGCTGTGTCGTCAAGTTTGGTATTCTTTGTTCTCTTCTTGTTAACTTCTTCAAATCCCGCCAAGTCAACTGCAATGTAGTAATCACCTATTTCCGGCTCATCCTGACTAAAGCGTACCCAGTCTTCCTTAAACATCTCTGAACCACGGGCTTCAAACGACGCCATAAATTCCTGACGAAACGCATAAGAAGACATAGAGCGCTTTGCAATATCAATTTCAGCCGGGTCAAGAATAGGATTATCGTAAGAAGTAAAGTGCCAAGCCTTGTAAGTCGGATCATCATCTAACTCTGCATATTTGTATAGTTCATAGAAATGGTTGCGGCCCATCGGTGTACCAATGAACATCGCACAGCCCTTTTGGTCAGCCAATGCAGGTCTTAGGATCTGCTCAAATACGTCAGGCTTCATGTCTGCGTACTCGTCCAGCACTAAGAACTTGAGACTAACACCTCGCATTGTTTCTGGCCTGTCAGCACCTTTGAGGCTGATGGTAGCTCCGTTGACCAGCTTGATTTGCAAATTATTAATGTGACTACCAGCAATAACAGGATTCCCCAGTTCGAGAAGGGTTTGCCACATAATGTCTCTGGCTTGTCCTTGAGTAGGTGCGACGTAAAATACATGGCCTCTGTCCGCCTGTAGTGCGTTAACAATTAACATCCATGCTGCTAACCTAGACTTACCTGTACGTCGCCCAGCAGCTACTATTTTAAACCTAGTTTCGTCTGCCCAAACTTCTTGCTGCCAAGGCAGTAGTTCTATATTAAGATCCACTAAAAGTTCAACCTTGGTGTTGCTGGTACTAGTTCAAACGAAATAATACTGACAAACGTAGACGCAGCTTCTGGTGTTAGTATTAAGGTGTCTCCTTCTTTTGCAACAAGAAACTCACCAAACTGACCACCAAACTCTAAAAACTCACCGCTGCCTACGTTCTTTCCTGCTAGAAAATCTATGTTGACACTGTTATGCACCCAACGAGCATCAATACTTTTACTGCTACCTGTCGTATTAGAAATAAACAAGTAGGTAACAATGGCATCATAACCAGCAGGTACATCTAGTATTGTATTAGCAGATCCTGCTGTTAGTGCATCACCGTGAGAAAACTTCATGAGTACGTCCACATAACTGGTGTAGTGCCACGGGTATCAACGTGTATAAAAGTGTTTGCAATACCAATACCTGTGAAGCCAAGCTTAACTGCGTTTTTAACAATGTTAAAGCGGTGGGCGGCATTAGTTATTTTTATGTCAGCCGCAATCCCTTGGGCATGTGTCCCCGGCACGTCCTTTTTTCTTTCTATAGGGTGCAAGGTTGGATGGCGGTAACCCGACGTTACCTCAAAAGGGAAACCACATGCCTCCCGCAATTCGTCTAACTTTTCTAGGAACTCTTGTTCCATGTTGTTAGTACCGGAGACTTGACAAGTAAACTCTTCTCTTTTAAAGTACTTAAGAGCCATCTACTACTTCTCCTTCTATAATATTGTCTGGAGTAGTTACTTCAGCAACACCAACGCCACTAATGTTAATCTGGATGGCACTTCTACCACCATCTTTAACAATATCTTTTTCAAATGCAGCAACAGGAAGAATTCTATCCATTACTAGTTTCCATGCTGCTGACTGATTCTTATGTTCTGGGTCTAATGCTGCATCGAATATTGCATCCATCACGGCGCGAGAACGAGGTGAGTTTAACATCCTCGCTTTGTACTCATTTATTATCGCTGCGTCGCCCTTAGGCCGTCCAACAGCGTTTCTATTCCCCTTTGCTTTACTAGAAACAGAACTTCTCTTGGGTCTACCAACAGGATTCTTTTTGTTTTCCATACTGTATAGGCTCTACCTAGATTGCTTTTGGGTTTGTTATCTATACTTGTAGTAATATGCATAAGTACTAAGTCCTAGTACTAAGAACTAAGTCCTAATGCATCGTTCTTTTTGTTATAGTTCTATATATACATATATTATAGCATACTTTTTAGCATTTGTCAAGCTCTTTCTTGCTATTTGTGAACGATGTAGGGGAAAAACACAGTATTTACAGTGCAGATTCTGTGGTTTTACAGTGCAGATTAGTGATATGTCTTAGAATTATTACAACTCTTTGATATATAACTAAAAGTACTAGTAGTAAAGACTTCCAATTTCACTCTTTTTTGTGTCTAGGTAGCTACTACTACGTAACCATCAGTGTGTAGCGGCCCCCCGTGTCTGTTTTTGGCATGGATATTGCTATTGGCACGGAAAATGCGCTGTTGACATGGGGTCTGTGACGTGCATGTGAGAGTCAGTGAAGTACCCTTTGAGCTGCCTAGATTAACCGGAGTTAATTTGACATTCTCTATGTGATTTGCGATACTTTCTTTGTCGGGAGCAATTCCGCACCGACATGAGAATGATTCTCAATTAGCAATTAACCGGAGTTAATATCATGACTAACATAGACAATAGAGGCGCAGGAGCAATCGTTGCAGAGGCGCAAATCAAATCAGATCTTGCACCAATGGCGGCAATGATCAAAGGCCTAGCCGACGTCAAAACCAAAGAGGACATCGCCGAATTCATGGGTGGCTACGAAGGCGGACTAGTTGCTGGCGGTAAACCTGAATCATCCGTAAAAGTAATGATCAGCCGCGCTCGCCGCATCGCTAAGACTTGGACAGCGACCGACAAAAAACTGAACGACTGGCACGGAATCAAGTCGCCAACCGATGGCCAAAAGCTGGTAAAGGCACTGGCTAAGGATTCGGGCGGACTAACTGAGCTATATGAAAAGCTTGCACCAAAAACCGCAGAGACTGATCCAGCTACTGATCAAGGCGATGCAACCGACAGCGAGACGGAATCAACATCGGAGACACTCGCCAGCGAAGCGCCAGCATTGCGACATCTATACTCTGAGTTCATCCAGAAAGCACACGATGCTGGATACACTAACGATGAAATCAAGGAATTCATCGCCAACATCTAAACCGCACCAAGTCCACACTCTACCGCCTTCGGGCGGTTTTTTTACGCCTACACACTAGACGAGAACGACTCGCATTTGACAATGATTCTCATCTGTGAGATACTATGTTCATAGTGTGGTGTGGTGTGTGTGGTGGTCATACTATGTTCTGCAATTAACTGGAGTTAATTCTTCGTTAGGAGAAACAAATATTATGATGATTCAATATTTTGACGATCGTGCTGATCGTGAGCGGTTAGGTCTCGTACCTGCATTCTTTACGCAGGGCGTTATCGCGGCAAGGTTTCAGGGTGGTGGTATCGGTACCGTTGCCGATGAGATGAATGACATGTACGGTATGGGTGGTTTCGATGACCATTGGCGTGGTGAGATAGATGATGATGGTGTGTACCACGCGCCAGATGATGAGCCACTTGAGCCATTCGCTAGTGTGTCGTTTGGTGGGTGGACAATGTGGGCGTATCCTTATTCTATATTCGGCATCAAGGACAGCGTAGGTCATCAACGTGTTGGGAGGTTTGACTGATGGAAAATGCACAGAAAAAGTTGGATGCTTTGCGTGTTGCTGTTGATGCAATGTCATCAGTGTTGACTGTAAATCCAAGTGCGTTCGACAGGTACCCTGATATATTCGGTACGCTTGCTGATCTTCGTATGGATCTTCTGGATGTTATTGATGCGGAGAGTGGGTGGAGTGAGAGGTACTCCGATGGTCCGGAAGATAATCTTCATTACATTAATGAGAGGTGATGTATGCTTAAGATAACGAAAGGCCAGCAACAGGCTTTGTTGCGTAAGTGGAGGCAATCTGATCAGGGTATGACGTATCGTCAGTTCAGACGCAGTGCTGAGAAGATGGTGTGTGATCCTGCGATTGTTGTTAAGTGGTGTGGTATGTTCTTAGCCATCGAACCTGATGGTCGTGTTAATTCATAGGAGGAGTGGTAATGGATATTCATTGCAGACATTGTGGTGAACCGTGGGATCATGACGAGTTGCATGATATGGAAGACGTGTCTTACAAGGATGCGGTCAAGCTGTTCTTAAAGCATGGGTGTGGTACGTTCGGTTTCGAGCCGCCACTGATGACGTGTAGGCGTAGTCCTATCTATCCACCTGAGATGATGGAGCTAATACGTGTGGCGCAAGATATGTCACCGTATCCTGATGAGTGGAGTAGTCCCGACGATATTGAGATGATGTTAGAGATGGCAGAGGAGATGTTCTAATGTTAACGCCTGATCAAGAAAGGTTTATGAACTTGGGTGGAGCAATCATTG